ACGAATTAAATCAACAATCGGCTGCAATTGGCGATATTCACGACCAATATTGTCTAAAGACTTAGCAGCATCAATATCCAAATCTAACAACTCAGTTTCAGAATTAAGCTTAGACACCATAGCACGCAAATGATCGCGCACTTGCTCCTGAGTCATACCTTGTTGAATCAAAAGACCAGAAGAATGAGCAAGATTATCAGCAAAAGCTTTCAAACGAGCACCCTCTAAAGGAATGTTCTTAAATTGCTCTTTAAGGTTTTGAACCTCTTGACCAATTTTAGTCACACCAGCATCTTTTTGATTAGCGGAAGCCAAATGATCGACAGTCTGAGCCTCAATAAGCTTTGATTGAGCAGCTTTATTGGCAGTATCAGCCTCAATATTTGCAATCTGAGCCGAAGCAATCTTAGATTGAGTCAAAGAAGCACCAACATCAGGCATAGAAGAAGAAATAGGAGAAGAAGAAGGAGCATTACCACCACCTTGACTATAAGCCAGCATGGGGTTTAAACCGGCCTTCTTCATATCCTCGACAGTCGTTTGATAACGATTGGCAAACTGAGAAGCAGAAAACGCCTGGGAATCCTCTTGACGAGACCTGGCGTTACTCATGCCCAAGATACCAGAAGCAGCAGAAAAAAGAGGGGCAACCAGTGAACCACCAGAAACACCCAAAATAGAACCAAGAGCATCAAGCATAAAAACCTCAGAAATGATCAATCAAACCGGGCACAGAATACAACGGCATAGGACGAGCAGTCTTACAGTCAAAGAACGAATCAAAAATAAATTGCTGACCATTAGCAGCAGCACCAACAGCAACAACACGAGACACAGGGGGAGTGTCCTCAATAAAAGAAGCATTCAAAGTAGGCAACGAAGTAAACCGTTGAGCCAAATGCCAATTATCAATAGTGCCAGCAGAAGTAGACTTAAACAAAGAAGAAATCTGAGAAGGCTTATAACGATATTCAGACCAGCGCTCCTGATAACCAAAAACGTTATTATCAGTAGCAGTACCAGTTACATAAATTTCCTTATTGTAAACAGGCTGTTCGCCCAACATAGCAAAAGCAGGAAAATAAAAATCGTAACGAGTAGACCGCGACCACATACGGGCAAGACCTTGCTGATAGGTCAAATCGGCGCGGACAGAAACTAAACCAATAATCACACCATGCTCAGTAAAAGACTGAGTAAAACCGTGACCCTTAGCTAAAACAGTACCAACAGCAGCCAAATCACCCATAGGAGTAGTAGCACCAGCCTGACCAGTAGCAGAAGTCTGAGCAATAGGATTAATAACAACAGGAGAAGAACCACCACCCAAATACTCGGGACGTTGCAAACGAGCATCAGGAGAAATAACGCCAAAATGAGCACGGATAATCTCGGTGTATCGAGTACCACCACGAGCATCACGCTCTAACAACTTCTGAATCTGGAACGATTGACGAAGTTGATTAATAGTAGCAGCAGTAGCAGTAGAAAGGTCAGCATAAAGGCCAAAGGTATTGCCCAAATTAGGAGACTGAAAATTAACAGAACCAGAACCAGAAGCAGTCGTACCGAAAGTAGTCAAAATGCCAGAAGTATTCAAAGCACCAAGAACACCACCAGAACCAGCAGTTGTATTAGCCTTAATAGGCGCAGAAGTACCAAGCGGCAAAGTTATAGCAGTGCCGCCCTTCTGAGGCCAAGGCAAAGCAGAAGTAAAGTAGTCGTGACGTTTACCACGACGAAGAAGCGTGTAATTAGTAGCAGGAGAAGCATCAGGGCCATCACCCGTATTGGTAGTAACGGAATTTTGCAAATTCTCGTCTCTAAACCACTCGTTCCAAATCAAATTGTAAGCACGAGTAAAAAAAGCACAGTGAGAAACAGTATTACCAGCAGTAACCTGGCCAACAGTAGGCAAGCCCATATAGTCCTGAAGCGAACCAACAGCATAACCACCAGCTGGGGAAACTTGCTGGGGAACAACATAAGAAATGGAATCATTAGGGTTGCGCTGCTCACCCATGAATTTCTGCCAGTTGTCCCACAAAAGACGATTAGGCACAAAGAAAAAGAAAGAATCCAGATACATGTTATCCATAACTGGATTGATAGGCGTAGCAAGACGACCGAAAGCGGTCATCTTAAGATTAAACGTATCGCCAGGAAGAACCTCATCAACATAAACAGGAACAAGATAACCAGCATCAAAAGTAGTCTTGTGCGTAAATTGACGATCAAAAGAGGCACGAGGAATATCGGCCTTGGGAATCATGGCGAACTTATGGGGATCGACAGATTGGTTGCGGTGCATCATAAAAAACTCCGTTTCAATTGAGAAAGACGAGCAGAATGAACATGCTCTTTTACAGACAAACGAGCAGTAGACTGCTCACCAAGAAGAAAACCAGAATACCCATCTAATTCACGTTGAGCAATAATGTCAGAAAAAATACCGGGATTTTCACGTTCAAAAAGAACATCATAATATTTCGGAGGTTTAGTCTTAATACCATTAACAACAACATAATCCCGAGGAAAAACATCGGTCTGATACTTAGACAACCAACGAGCACCAATCCCAGGCTTAAGAGACATGTGGTTGAATTCGGGAGTTACTGCATTACAGATAACACCATCACCATTGACAAACTCAGGGCATGAATAATAAGCATCGGCAGGATCACCAGTGACCTTGGAAACACAATAACGAGCAATATAGGCGGCAGACTCAAAAGTGACAGCGCCAATAGAAGAAAGTCCATAAGGCCACAACGATTCTAAAAGTGCAGAAGTATAAATTCGCTCACCAGAAGAAGACTTACGAAAATAAACCTTATCAGGAAAATCATATCCAAATAAACAAGCATGATAATGAGGGCGTGCAGTAGTCTCGCCATATTCACCACCCATATAAAAACGGACGGGACGTTTAACAGACTTACGTAAACGCTTCATAAATTTCTGAAAATCGGGATACCAGAGCGAACCACCAGCCGGGAGGTTGGATTCATCGTAAGTAAGCGTGATGAAAGAATTTTGTTCATACAAAGAGGACTCATGGAGACAACGCATTGCCCACTGTCTTGATCGCTCAAGACGGCATCCAATACACTGGCCACAGGGCAACTCAAGAGTACCATCAACACCCGCTTTATTACGAGAAACAAACTTTACAGACCCATCCACCAGCCGGACAGCAGGCATGGGATGGTAACAGGGCATTAAAGCCTCCAGCCACCACGCATAGGGTTAACAGATAGATTAGCAGAAGCAATAGTACGAGTATTGCGCCCAAAAGCCTTAGCAGACTTAGATTTATTGACAGGACGTCGAGAAACAGGTTTCATAAAAAAGCCCCAAAGTTTGACAAAGAAAAACACCTTAAAAAAAGGTGTCACCTAGACCAGTTACATCAAGTAGAAAACTGGTCTAGGACAGCTTAACAGCTTAAGCGGACTCTTTCAAGTCCTTAGCACGAGCAACCAACCGAGGAGGGTTGACCAACTCGATGATCCCATTGGAATCATCAAATGAGCCAAGCTCATAAAGCTCGAAATCCTCAGGATGACGAGCCATATCCTCAGATGAATCCTTACGATTCACTTCGTCACGAAAAGAACGGACAGCCACAGGCACAGCAGGGACAAAAATAGGACGACCGAACGCCTGGGCAGCAGTGTCCTTAACAGAAACAATAACTTGCAACATAAAAAACTCCAATCAAGCAAATTTAGAAATAAGAGCATCAACCTGAGCAGCATTGCGCTCATAGATAGCGGCAACCTCAGGATTGAGAGCAGAACGAGAAGAACGCTTCATAGAAGCGGAAAGGGCTTGCAAGCCCTTACGAACGAGCAAACGCTCATCAACAGACATGACAATAGCATTAGACATAAAAACTCCAGAAAAAACAGTGCAACAGCGCACAATAAAAATTATACAACAAAAAACCCGCCGAAGCGGGTTAATGTTTACACCTATTGACAGGTTAAACAGCCTGCGGCGCACCTGCATCGGGAGTACCCGAAGCAGGGACAGGGTTAAGAAACCCCAACTTGCGAGCCTCATCACGATTGGATTCGTCATCCAAGAAAGACATCAAACGCTGCGGATCATTATTAAACCGGGCACGAACATCAGCAGGAACACGCAAAAATTCCTCTTGCGTCTTGCGAATGATGTTCATAGCAGCATGAAAATCAGGAATATCGTGAAACTCACCAGACTGAGGCATGCGCAAATCAGAAGGCAACTCACCAGTAAGACCAAACTTGCGGACAATGGTATTGATGTTGGATTCCTCTTCCGCAGATTGAAGCGCAAGCGAATCGTCCAAACACATCAAACCAGTCTCAGAAGAGACAACATCACGATCATAATTGAATGAAGAGCGAAGAAACATGTTATTTCCTTATAAAAGAACGAATTAAATCAACAATCGGCTGCAATTGGCGATATTCACGACCAATATTGTCTAAAGACTTAGCAGCATCAATATCCAAATCTAACAACTCAGTTTCAGAATTAAGCTTAGACACCATAGCACGCAAATGATCGCGCACTTGCTCCTGAGTCATACCTTGTTGAATCAAAAGACCAGAAGAATGAGCAAGATTATCAGCAAAAGCTTTCAAACGAGCACCCTCTAAAGGAATGTTCTTAAATTGCTCTTTAAGGTTTTGAACCTCTTGACCAATTTTAGTAACACCAGCATCTTTTTGATTAGCGGAAGCCAAATGATCGACAGTCTGAGCCTCAATAAGCTTTGATTGAGCAGCTTTATTGGCAGTATC